TACCGCCATTGGAAACGGTTGGTGCTGGAACATTCCACTGTACTCCCGCCTAGGAGCGGGTTATGTTCACTCAACCAAGTTTATTACAAAGGAAGAGGCTTTAGAAGAGTTTAAGCAATATCTCATGTCAGATAAAATGGTGGTTCCCAGAACTCAAGAAGAGATAGATGAACTTGAGTTTAGGTATATTGATATGAGGATTGGAATTCACGACAGAACATTTGTAAAGAATGTGTGTGCTATTGGTCTTGCTGCTGGATTTATTGAACCACTTGAGTCTAATGGACTTTACAGTGTTCACGAATTCCTTTTTAAGTTAATAGATATTCTTGAAAGAGATGACATTAGTCAATTTGACAGAGATATGTATAACTCATCAACTCGTGCCATGTTTGAGGGATTCTCAAGATTTGTATCTCTTCACTACCTTCTTTCTCACAGAGATGACACTGAATACTGGAGAGACATTAAGAATGGTTCCCTTGCCGACAATCCAAGCGAAATGTACAGCCCATATGTCTTTAAGGCGCAAGGATTTTATGATCTAGCCTATAGATACCTTGATAACTGGTCTCACCCAGTAGGTCAGGCTGGAATCACATACGTTGCAACTGGAATGAATCTTAATATGATGAATAAGTCTAGGGTACAACAAGACTCTTTTAATGGAAACATTGATCCATATTCTGTTGCTAACCAAGCGGCATCTCTTTGGGAATTTCGTAAGGCAAAGTGGAAGAGGAATGCAGAGAATGCACCATCTTTGTACAAGTATCTTACAGACAGATTCTTTAAGGATGCTGACTAATATGATAGAATATACAAAGGTGATCATACAATGACAAACAAGCAATATTTTAGGGTAAAGAGAGATAGCGGAACTATTTTTGAATTCTCATCCATCAACCCAGCAGTTGAAGAAAATTTGGATGAGAACAAAGAAGTAATCTCTCCAGAAAACTCAGATCATTCATATTGGGTAAACTATGAAGAGCATTATGTAGAATATGAAGAAGATAGTGTTCAAAAGGCTATGTGGACATTTTCCATTAACGGAGTGAACTATGGAGACCTTGAATCACTAAAGATTGGCGTTATTTATCGCCCATCCATCCCACGCTTGTTGCCAAGTGTTGACTTTGGGACAGAAAATCCCAACTATTATGTATTTGACTTTGAGTTGAATGAATGGAAGTCTCCTTCATTTGATTTGGACGGTATCAAGATTTGGGATACCGAAAAGAAAGAATACGTCCCTCTACCCTCTAACTAAGGAATCCTATGATCAATGTCGATAAACATCGACACTTCGCTTGGGCAATTGCACTAAAATCAATGTTTGAAAAAAGTTATTGGAATACTGCAAACACTGTAGAGTTTTTTGCTTTTGTAATTAAAGCAATTATTATTATTCCTGGACTACTTTTTGATACTCAGATTTGGTGGCTATATGTTTTAGCATTGCTTTCTAGTTTATCTTTAATCTGGTCATCTACCGTAAAGACAATACCAACTCTTATTTGGTTTAACATCTTGTGGTCCATCCTTGCAATTACCGCAATTGCCAAACACTTTTTGGGGTAGCCATGGTTCATTGGGGAGGTCCAGTAAAACTAATAGATATATCAAGAGCCACGCCAAGAATAGTTCTTTTTACCAAAGAAATAGATGCAATGGTTAAAGAGTTAGAAGGCAGGGTAAGTAGAGAAGATATCTTAAAACTATTTGAGTTTCTTGAACTTAGAGAGATTGTTGATATAGACTTTGATGATATAATCTAAGTATGGCAACAAGGATTAAGTTACGCAGAGGAACATCTCTTCAGTGGACTTCAGCAAATCCCGTTCTCAGTCTTGGAGAGTTTGGCTATGAGTCAAATACAACTCGTTTCAAGATTGGTGACGGGATTACTGATTGGAACAGCCTAAACTATAACGAACAAGTTATAACTCTTACAGGAGATGTTTCTGGTTCTGGTAACGGTCTTATACAAGTAACTGTTCAGGACGACAGTCATAATCACACTACCGCAACTCTTCCAAACTTTACAGAAGATGTTCAAGATGTTGTTGGGGGTATGGTTGAAGGAAACACTGAAAGCGGAATTGAAGTAACATACAGCGATGCAACTGGAAAACTTAATTTCAATGTAAATGACCCACTAATTACAATTGAAGGAGATGTTGCTGGATCTGCAACCATTACTAATCTTGGTGACACAACCATTAACGTTACAATTCAGCCAGATAGTGTTGCATTGGGCACAGATACAACTGGAGACTATGTTGAAACTATCACTGGAACAGAAAACCAAGTAATAGTTACTGGAGAAGGAACAGAAGCAAGGGATGTAATTCTTTCTTTGCCACAAGATATTCACTCTGAAGCAACACCACAATTTGTTGGAGTAAAACTACCACAATCTCTTTTAGCAACAAGTTCTGCAACAATAAATATCAGCAATGTCCCAATCACAATAGATTCATTTGACACAGAAGAATTTACAACGGTTGATTATGTAGTTCAAGTTAATCAAGGAATAAAGAAGACCTCCTTTAAGATGATGGTGATGTGGGATGGAGTAGATGTTCATGTAAACGAATACTCTATAGTTGATGGATCTAATGGGGCGGCAGAGGCAACCTTGGTTCCCACCCTTGATGAAGATAACATCATAAAGATATATGCAACAGCAACCAATGCTGAGATTAACCAAATAACTATTAAATCTGCTATAACTCGCGTAGCAATCTAAAATGGTATAATTTAAACATGGCATTTCCAGCAACCCACAACATTAATTATTATAAAGGTGACACCTATGAGATGCTCATCAAGCCAAGAACCTCTGCTGGCAGCCCTTTTATAGTTACAGACGTTTTGTATTCTGTTTCTTTTAAATTGGCTCCGCAAAGAGGTGGTCCTATTGGAGAAACTATTTTTGGAGAAGCGTCAATTCTTTCAGAAAACTCAGTAATTGCAAGACTTACTCCAAGCGTAGCAGCCCAACTTGATTCAACAAAAACATATTTTTATGATGTTAGAATCACATCACTTACTGACCCCGACGTAGTTTACACCCTGCTAAATGGGTCAGTTGCTATCGTTGAGGGCGTAACCTGATGAATATTTTTGACATTGTTCTTGACTCAGAAGATCTTTTAGTTCTTGGTCCAATTTCAAACGTAGAACTTCAAACAGACATAGGTCCAACTGGAAAGCGTGGATCAAAATTCTTTGTTGGTTCAGGAGATCCAAATAACTTTGGGGTAATTCCAGCAACAGAACAAATTCAAATTGGTGACTTTTTTATCAATTCATCAACTTCATCCAGATATGGGTGGTTGTATGTTTATCAGGTTGGGCAGAACAACGTTATTTCTTGGGTAGAAGCGGTTAGATTGCAACCTTCTATTTACTCAAATAACATTCAAATTGAATTTGAAAATGGTTTGGCTAGTACTTCCATTCCCATTGCAGATATCACATCTGATAATTTAATTGTCAATACTGACAAATATGTAGTTCAACTGACTCCAATTATCGCAGACCCTTTTATTATTAACTTACAACAAAAGAGAATCCCTCAACCAGAGTACAGCCAATTGGTTCTTGACACAAGGGCAACGAGGTTTTTACTTGGGTCTTGGGTTCCTTATACAGGTCTTGTCACAGTAGGAATCACCATTTCCGTGATATAATCGTTATGGTGATTACTGAATATGCCTCAAGAAATTGGTCAAATCTATAAGACGTTAATACCATCTCTTTCAGACGATGCTTCTATAGAGCAAGCCTTGCAGATGTATCATTATGGCACGCCAATTTACAATGGAAACAACTTACAGCCTCAAAGTATGGAGAGGCATATCATTGATCTTAATGAAGATATATCTCGTTTAGATAGCACAATATCTAGTTTGGCAAATGTATACATCGAAGAAACATCCTCTACTGCAAGACCAAACGTAATAGTTTCTCAAGAATCAGTTGTAGTTCCTTTAACTGTTAGAGGTGTAGCAAACCAAACAGCATCATTGCAAAGATGGCAAAAAAACACAGGAACAGTCTCAGATGTAGCATTGATTAGCAACGTTGGATCTGCTGCATTTGCTGGTTACATTTCTATTGGATCAACAGTGATCCCAACATCTACCGCTTTACCAATTAGTTTAAGTGGTGACAACAAGGGTATTACAGTTCGTGGGGTAACTGGACAAACTCAAAATCTTCAAGAGTGGCAGAACAATTCAGGAACAGCATTGGCATATGTAGACAGCGTTGGAACATTAAATGCACCAGACATTGTTGTCCAGAACATTGACATAACTGGAGAAGCAACTGTAAACACGTTGCAATTATCAGATGACTTGAATGCAGAAGAAATATTTGCTGTCAAGGCAACCTTATCTGGATTAACTGGTTTGGTAGTTCAAAACGATTCATCCCTTGAGGGTGACGTAAACATTCTTGGATCAACTGATACCAAAAACTTAACGGTAGACGGAACCTTAAATACAACAGGAACCATAGAGGCAACAGGAGATATTACAGCGCTAGGAGATCTTAATGGTGCTAACCTAAACCTTAGTCAAAGCATGACTACCACGGGAGACATTACTGCAAACGGAATCATTCGTGCAAAATCTCCAAACCAAGGTTCAACGGGTGGGCTAAGGATTATTGGAGATGCCTTGGGAAGTTCTTATTTACAATTTGTTGATTCAGCAGACACCAATGAATTCGCTCACATTAAATCAACAAGTACAGAATTAACTCTTTCTAAAAACACCATAATTCAAGGAACACTTGATGTTGTTTCCCCAGTCGGAGAAGGAAGTTCGGGTGTAAGACAGATGTTTATTTCTACAGCAGACCCAACCGTTGTTAACGGGGTTAATGGCGACGTGTGGGTGAAATATATCTAATGTCTGGAATAAAAATAAGTGATTTGTGGAAAACTCCATCAATCGTATATACCAAGGTAGATAATCAATGGAAGATTGTCGCTCAAACGTTTACTAAGATAGATGGTATGTGGAGAACAACAACTTTTGGTAGTCCACCTCCAGCCCCAGTTATGGGGTATATTTCCACTGGAGTATTCAACATAACAAATTATGACCCCACACTAGTCTATCAAGCGACATTGATTACTGGATCAGGAACTGCTACACTAAACACTTCTACAGGAAGGTATACCCTGAGTAGCGCTAATGCAAGATTTAGCGTAGTTGCAAGGTATGTCGCTTCATCTCCTGCTTCAGCCGCAGACTTTATGGAAAGAAAGGCATATACATATTCTTGCAGAACAGTTCCACAAACATGTTATACAAGTTGCAACTGCCGATTAGAAGGTGGTAACTGCTATTGCGTTGCAGGTCCATGCCCAGGAAACTGTCCACCAAACGGTCAGTGCGGCTGTGGAGGTGCATTCCCTTGTACTTGTGGATCAATCGGAACAGTGGTGTGTGATCAATGTCCTTTTGATTGTAGTTATACGGTTTGCGATGTACTTATAAATCAACCAGGATATACAAACAGCGGAACAGAATGGTATAAGGTGAGTTAATATGGGAATCATAAATATTCATAAAGATATTCCAAATACAATGTGGCAAAATGATGAAACATTTTTGTGTGTATTTGATGAAAACAACAAGTTGGTGGCAGACTACGACTTTTGCACTGGGTTAAAACTAATGCAAGATGACAAAGAGATGACTATTTACATGGTTGATGATGATCTTGTAACAGGCAGGTGGGTGTTTTTTACAACAAAGGTATCTGAAAGCAACAATGGACTTGTAAAAGAGAGAATAAAAGTAGAAGGTGTAAAGTCTGGATATCCAACAAGCAAGATTTTCAACGAAGAATATCCATGGAACGTAAATTGTGGACCTGGAAATTATGTCTCCAGAAAAGAAAGAGAAGAAAGACTAAGTATCTGTAAGTCATGTCCCTTATTTGATTCAAAAAACATGAAGTGTACTGTAGATGAAAAAACAGTATTGCAGTCAACAAAGTTTGAAGATTCCTATTGTCCAGAAGAGAAATGGGGAGATATGGAAAAGATATTTGCAGAGGCATCTGAAAAGCAGGGTGGTATAATTATGCCAGTTGGACCAAAGATTGATCCAATAGAACAAGAAGAATTTGAGCAAGAACTAGAGAAGTTTCTGGAAGGACTATAATGTTTGTTGATAAAGAAAAGGCATTTGAAAGACTATCCATTTGTAATTCATGCCCAGAACTATTTAAACCAACTTGGTCATGCAAGAAATGTGGTTGCTTCATGAAGGTAAAGGCCAGACTTGAATCTTCAGAATGCCCAATAGGAAAATGGGGCAAGGAAGACTCTTAATGATATAATGGGTTTATGTCTTCTGGTGCAACATCAACGTATACAATTCCCTACCCACTTCCAAACGATCAGGTAGACGTTGCAAATGATATTAAGGTTTTAGCCTTAAGGCTAGATACTCTTCTTAGCACCGTTCCAGCATCAGTAGTAGATGCAGCAACAAATAATCTTTTTCAGATCACACCATTAGACGACATGAGTTATTATTTTGATGGAGTAGAGGACACTTTTGAGCCTAGATATGATGCAGAAAAAGTTTCTGTCACCAACCCTTATCGCGTTATTATGACAATAAATGGTTTACTTCAGTCCACAAACTTTGAAGATTATGTCAGCCTAGCCCCACCCATTATGCAGCATGGGTTTGTTTTGACTGCAAACGGAGATTTTAGATTTTTATCAATTCCTCAGGCGGGGGATAAGTTTGATGCTAGAATTATGCCTGGAGCATTAATTAATGAAAAGGAAAGAAAATATCCTTTTGAACCTCTAGAAATTGTGATGGGAGACTAATAAATGGCAAGAAAAGTTTTGGAGGGTACTCAATATACGTTTACTCCATCAACTAGGACTATTACTATCAATGAATACGTCCCCAGAGAGCGACTCGTTCTCATTACAAACGTTACAGCGAATAGGGTTATCTACAACTTCTCAGACGCTCAACTAAAGGCAACATCCTATACGGCAGATGTATCAGGAAACCTATCCTCAACAATAGTCGTATTGTCCTTTGACACATCCTCTATGTCTGCATCAGACAAGTTAATGATTACCATTGATGAGTACGCAGATACTTTTGTGCCAGGAGAAACCTTTAGAGATCCAGTAGACAAATTAAGAGTTTCTAATCCACAGTCACTAATTGACACAGACTTTGAGTATGGGACGCAAACAACTAAGTGGGAAAATCTTGGGGTAGTTAATTATCGTCCATTCGCTTACGCAAAACAATCTCCAGTATCTAATGTAACTGACATTGATATGGAAACCAACTCAAGGGTGGTAACTGTCACTACATCAACAGCACATGAACTTGAGGTTGGATCATCAATTTCTGTTTTAGACACATATCTTTCTATAGCAAACGGAAACTACATAGTTGAGAGTGTGACCACAACCCCTGCTCACACTTTTACATATACTGCTGCATCTACCAACAAAACCACCATTACCTCAATATTTGATTTAAACAAAAGCCTTATCTATTCTGGTGGAATTTACAGCAACGCACAAATCGGAGATGCTCCAACAATCACCTATTTAGATAAAGAAGTGACAGTTGTCACAACAATTCCTCATGGACTTGCCCTTGGAAATGAAATTGCCGTAACAGGTACAACAGCAACTACAAACGCTCCCAATGGATCTTTTGTTGTTAGCACAATAGTTAGCGCAACATCATTTAAGTATTATGTTCAGGCTGCCCCAACAGGAACGGTAGTTGCAACAGCAGCATCAGTTTATGTTAGACCTCAGTCACTTTTCCTTCACAGACCATTCGATGGAGGGGTTGTTTTCACTACAAACTCATTGTCAAACTTTCAGCAATCAATTCGTCAGACAAGAAGATATTTTAGATATCAGTCTGGTAAGGGTATGCAGATTTCCTCTGGAACAGTGCTCAAGCCAAACATGCAAGTTGATTCAATAAGGCATGATTCTGGAACTGTAACTGTTCAAACAAAAGAGGCACATAACGTTAGTCCAGGAGTAGAAATTACTGTATCTGGCGCTAATGAAACGGCATACAACGGAACATTTATTGTGGATAGCATAGTAAATTACAATGCATTTACATATAGCATTACTCCTCCCCCAGTTCTTCCAACACCAGCATCGGGAGATTATTCTGTTGCAATTTCAGGTTGGTATGGATGCAAGAACAGGTTGGGAATCTTTGACGATCAGAATGGAATGTTTTTTGAATTTGATGGTCAGCAGATTTGGGTTGTTAGAAGATCCTCAACGTTCCAACTATCTGGAAAGGTTACAGCAACATATGGCTCTAACGTAATATCTCAAACAGATGTAGCGTTTCCAACTTTCTTGTCTCGTCAACTAAACATTGGAGATTATGTTGTAATTCGTGGTCAATCATATAGAGTTGTAGATATTGATTCTGACACGCAAATGGTTATCAGCCCATCTTATCGTGGTGCTACAACAAATTACGCAGTTATCTCAAAGACTACAGACGTTAGGTGGCCACAATCAGAATGGAACCTAGATAAAATGGATGGAACTGGACCATCTGGTTTTGATTTAGACCTTACAAAGATGCAAATGTTCTATATTGATTACACTTGGTATGGAGCAGGATATATTCGATGGGGTCTTAGAGGTCATCAAGGAGATGTCACCTATATCCACAAAATTGCAAACAACAACGTTAATAATGAAGCGTATATGCGTTCTGGAAACCTTCCTGCACGTTACGAAACAAATACAATTCCCATGACAACGAAACTGGAAGCAACTTTGTCTGATGCAGCCACAACAATGACTGTTACAAGCACAGATGAGTTTCCAGAAAGCGGAACCCTTGTTGTTAGAGATAACAATACCTACGAGTATGTGAACTATGCATCTAAGACACCAACAACTTTTGATGGAATGACAAGAGCCAAGGCTGGAAACAATTCTCTTCCAGTAACAATTGCTGTTGGATCAAGCGAGGGAACGGTAGCAGACATAAGTTCTTTACAAGTTGGAATGAGAGTAGCCAGTGCAGACTTCCCTGAAAACACTTTCATTTCTGAGTTGCTTGCTGGAGGAACTCCAAAGATTAAGTTTAGTAAGGCTGCTCTTTCTGAAAACCCAACAGTAATAGTTGCACCCATGGGAGCGTCTGTTGCTCAAAACTTTACATACTCTGCAACAAATCCAATCGCTGTAGAATATGCTTTCCCAGATTACGCATCATACATCTCACATTGGGGTACTGCTGTAATTATGGATGGAAAGTTTGACACAGACAGATCTTTACTTTTTACTTATGGACAAGAAGAACCAACAACTGTTCCAGCAGGAGAAACAAGATCTTTGTTCTCAATTAGACTTGCTCCATCTGTAGATAATGGTGTAGGTGCTATCTTTGGTGCAAGAGAAATTATCAACAGAATGCAGTTAATTACACAAGAACTTGACGTTACTTTAGGTGGAACTGTTGGAAACGTACTAGTTACCGCAGTTCTTAATGGAGTACCAACTACAAATGGGGTTTGGCTAAGTTCTTCAACCTCTGAAGGCAAGATAGCAACATCTTCTTTGGCTCAAGTGGTTGACTATGCAGCAACTTCAACATCTACCGTGGGAGGAGAGAAAGTTGCAGGATTCTTTGTAAACTCTAACTCACAAACACTTAGTCTTTCTGGTCTTAGAGATCTTGGAAACTCCATTCTTGGTGGAGGAACAGAAGACACCAACTCTCACATTTATCCAGACGGTCCAGACGTTCTTACAATTAACGTAACGAACCTTGACGACACAGAGAATGTAGATGTTTTAGGCCGATTAACTTGGACAGAAGCCCAAGCATAAAATTAATCAAACTGTTACATTTGTCACTTATATTTACCCCTATACTTTACGATTCCGCATTGCAAATTTCTCAATAAGTTGCTACAATAGAACTTCATAATTTAACAGAAAAGGAGAGTGTTTTAATGTCATTCATTGACGATAATGGATCAATTACAGATCCCTATAGAAATTTTATTCATGTTTCAAGGTACTCAAGATGGCTTGAGGAAAAGGGTAGGAGGGAAACATGGGTGGAGACTGTAGATCGTTACATGGATTTCATGAAAAACCATCTAGTTAAAAACTATAATTATGACGAAAACGATATTAAGTTTAGTCAAGTTCGTGAATCAATCATAAACCATAAGGTCATGCCTTCTATGCGTGCTATGATGACCGCTGGGCCAGCCTTAGAGCGAGATCATATCGCAGCATACAATTGTTCTTTTATCGCTGTAGATAGCCTTAGATCTTTCGATGAAGCCATGTACATCTTAATGAACGGAACAGGCGTAGGATTTTCCGTAGAGCAAAAATACGTTTCCTTGTTGCCAGTAATTGCAGAAGAGTTTTATCAAACAAATACCACCATTGTTGTTGAAGACAGCAAGTTGGGATGGGCAAAATCATTCAAGGAACTTTTAGGACTTCTTGCAATGGGTCAGATTCCTGAGTGGGACATGTCAAAGGTACGACCATCAGGAGCAAGGCTAAAGACTTTTGGAGGCCGTGCTTCAGGGCCAGAGCCTCTTAATGATTTATTTAAGTTTACCGTTGAAACATTTAAGATTGCAAAGGGTCGTCGTCTTAAGTCCCTTGAGGCTCATGACTTAATGTGTAAGGTTGGTGAAGTTGTTGTTGTTGGTGGAGTACGAAGATCAGCACTTATCTCTCTATCCAACCTTGACGACTTTGAGATGGCAAAGGCAAAGTCTGGTCAATGGTGGGAGCAAGAAGGTCAGCGTGCTCTTGCAAACAACTCTGCGGTATATAATGCAAAGCCAAACACTGCTCAGTTCTTGAGGGAATGGCGAAACCTATACGAATCAAAGTCAGGTGAGAGAGGTATTTATAACCTTGATGCAGTTCGTAAGCATATTGATAAGTTTGAAAGGCGAGACTCTTCCAAGGTATCAGGAACTAATCCATGTGGAGAAATTTTGTTGCGTGCAAATCAATTCTGTAATCTAACTGAAGTGGTTATTGATGAAAAGGATACTGTAGAGACTCTTCTTGAAAAAGTAAAGGTTGCTACCATTCTTGGAACTTGGCAGTCAACTTTGAGTAATTTTAAGTATATTCGTAAGTCTTGGCAATCAAACACAGAAGAAGAACGTTTACTTGGAGTTTCTTTAACTGGAATCTTTGGAAATAAGTTGACTGGAACAATGCATCCAAAACTTAATTCAATGCTTGATGGAATGAGAGAATTGGCAGTAGAAATTAATGCAGAAGAGTCAGAAAGATTGGGTATCAATCCATCTACCGCTATTACTACAGTAAAGCCTTCTGGAACAGTCTCACAGTTGACTGGAGTTTCATCTGGAATTCATCCTTGGTATTCAGAATATTACGTTAGATCTGTTCGCGCAGACAACAAAGATCCGCTAACAGCATTTCTCAAGGACTTTAATGTTCCAAATGAGCCAGACGTAATGAAGCCAGAAATGACTACGGTGTTTTATTTCCCAATCAAGGCTCCAAACAATGCCACAGTAACAAAAGATTTATCAGCAATAGAGCATCTTGAAGTCTGGAAGGTATACAGGACTCATTGGACAGAGCATAATCCATCTGTAACAATTAACGTTGCAGAAGATGAATGGCTTGACGTAGGCGCTTGGGTATTTAACAACTTTGATTCTATTGGAGGAGTTTCGTTCCTTCCTCTTTCAGAGCACTCATACAAGCAGGCTCCTTATCAAGAGATCACCAAGGAAGAATATGAAGAGGCTGTCTCAAAGATGCCAAAACGAATTCCATGGGAATCATTGCCTTTGTACGAACTAGAAGATACCACGACTGGATCTCAAGAACTGGCTTGTACGGCAGGGGCTTGCGACGTTGTTGACTTGGTTTCTGCATAAATAGGTTGGCGGTAAGGCGGGGTAGTCATTTAGGCTGCCCCGCTTTGCTATAATTAGCAAGGAGACCTGTATGGCTATAACACTTAACGAATATGCAACCAAGGCTTTTTCTGAGCACCCTATTGCGCTTTGGTCATTAGATGATGACGCATACTTTGTTTCTTTAGTAGAAGACGGCTCCACTAGGTTGTTTGATCAGGGTGCATGGGACGTATCCCCCAACTGTATACTCACAGATTATCCACAAGAACCAAACGTAAGCCCAGCGCCATTTATTGACGGAACAACTTCCATGGTGTCAACTCTAACTCCTTTCAATGGAGAGATCCTAGAGTTAATAAGTCCAGAGATTTTCACCTTTGATCAATTCAACAATTCTTTAGGAAGTTTTTGCATAAATTTTTGGCTATATCAAAGATCTGTTGGGGTTGTTAGATATGAAATTGGGTATAGATATTTAAATATAGACAATGAAGAAGTGGAAATGTTCGACATAGTTCCAGCAGTTGAATCTGCAAGAGATACTTGGGTAAACTTCAACATGACAAATGCAATTCCACCAAATGCTGCTTTGGATTCATGGTTAAAGATAGTCATAAGAATTGTTTTGAGTGAGCCAGTTAGTCCTACGCAAGAGTATAAGTTTATTTTTAATGGGCTTTCTATTGGGCAGTGGTCAGAACTTTCATGTTACAAGAATTTAGGGGCTATCCCAATAACTTTAGATTCATTTAATTTTAACGGATCTGTTGAAGGAATTACGGCAGACCAATACGGACTTTTAAGCGAAAACTCTTACTACTTAGTAGAAGACAAAATTATGCTGTCAGACAATACTGGCCTATCTCTTGTCTATGGATCAGAAAATTCAACCAACGTCTATCCATCATCATACGGAAACCCTTCTTTTATTTTTCCTGGAAAAGACATGCTTCACGAAATGGGAAGGTATAAGCAATTCACCCTTGAGATGTGGATAAACATTGACGTTTCCACAGAGAAATCTTTAAAAATACTTGGCCCACTTGACAGTGATTTTGGAGTTTATGTAAAAAAAGGAGTTATTTCTCTGTTGGTTGGAAACAGGATAGCCTCTCATTCAGTTTCTGAATGGTATAGACCAATGCTAATCCATCTGCTTATCCAAGAAACTTCCATAACTTTGGTAATCAATGGAGAGCAGGTTGCTTCCGTACCAATTGACAGAAACACGATAGATCTACCAGACACGTTAAACTGGTGGGGAGTTTATTCCTATCCAGAAGTTTCTCAATTCAAGATAGATTGTATTTCAGTTTATCCCTACATCATGCCACTTCAGGTTTCAAAGAAAAGATTTGTGTGGGGTCAAGGTGTTGACACAATTCAGTTTATCGACGGAGAGTTTTCTGGAACAACTGCTGCAATGGACTTTACTACATCAAATTATGATGTTAATCAAGTTTATCCAGATCTTGGAAGATGGGATGCTGGATACTTCGACAATCTTTCTGTAACCTCAACTGCAATTTCTTTACCAGAGTATTCCTTGCCAGAAAGATATTTAGGAGGCGCAGAAGGATCTTCTACTTCAAGAAACATTGATGATTGGTATGATGCCAACAAAACAGTAAACTTGTATGAAGGTGGAGAAACCTTTATTACATTTAGGCCAAACGTTTCAGAAAGATTTAATTATTTTTACAAGCCTTCTCTAGAAACTTTGAAATGGACAGATTACGGAACATCTTCTGGAGATTTTTCTACAGAATATTCTTTTGTGGGAACAAAAAGTCTTGAGGTTACCCTTCAGGGAATAGACACAAGCGTAAGCGCCCCTCATGGATTCGATGATTTTGAAATTCCTGAAACTGGAACATACTGGGCTAGCGCATATTTTTATATACCAGAAGACCCATTGCAACAACTTGATGGAAAAACAATCACATTAACTCTTGAAGATGGTTGGGGAGAAGCAGAAGTTCTAGAAACAAATGTGGCCACATTAAATTTAGGTGAATGGGTCAGGGCATCCATTAAGTTTTCTGTAGATGACACAGTTTATCTTGGAAGGATAGTTGCAAGAATATCTGAAAACATAAATGATCAAAAACTATATACAGATGCTTGGATGGTAGAAAAAACTGAAGACCTACAACCATATTTTGATGGAGACTCAAGTCAATACGCTAATTGGGTAGGAACACCCCACTCAGCAGTATCCCGTCTTGAAATTTGGAATCCGATAGGATCTGACTGGACAGAAAGATCTTACTTTACGTTTGATTGGATAAAAATGTTTAGGTATCCAGTTAATTCTATTTTTGGAACTTTTGAAATAAACCAAATACTTGATACAGAAAGACCACTTATTCATTTGGTAAATGGAAATCAAAGGTTAGAGATAAATTTAATTGGAGATGAAGTTCAATACAGATTTAATTCAGAAGATTCTTTTGTTTCAGACATAATAACTCTTAATCAAAAATTTGTTGTTGGATTTAATATCGAAAAACTTTCTCAATACTTTGGAAGCAGCGTAATACCATTCTTTTCTTCAACTGGATCTATGAGGATGTATGTAGGTGGAAGTGGCCCGAATGGAACAAACTTAGAGACATTTGAGGGTAAAATATTTAAAGTTGGTGTCATGAACCAAACAAATTACGAAAACTTTATTTCTTTGCCAAGCGCATCAGATCTTGATAATGAGTGGGCATATACAACGTTTTTTGAGTCAACTGTAGAAGGTGGATTTCCAGATTCATACTTTGAAAATGAGGTAGATGGAGGAGTATCAACAGACTTTTCTTCAGTAAGATTTAATGAGTATGGAATAACTGAGCAACTTTATACGCAGGATTTCGATAACTTATATACAATGTATTCTTTAATACCAATGTACACATATAACAGGGTCTTTCTTGATATAGAAGTTGCTTCAGAGTGGGAGGAATATTATCCCCTATCATTCTTTGCTACATACGTTAAAGACTCAGAGATGAATTTGTACTATGATCTAGATTCATTGCAGATTAACATTGGCTATGCTTCGAAAAAAGATTTCATTACAATTGCCAATGAACAAGAGTTTTGGAATTATGGAGGGGCTGAACAGTCTCAATCTCTAGATACTTTGTATAATGATTATCGTTACCCAATAACAAAAACATACTCTGCATTAGATAACGAAATCATAACAAACTACGAGTCATACGAAAACTTAAAAAGAAAGGCAGAGATAGAAAAGGTTTTTGATTTTTCTGAATCTTCTTTTGTTGGATACCTAACCTTTCAACTACTTTCTGATGAATCTGACAGCCCTCTGTCTAACTTTATAAACAATAAAAGATTAGATCAGTCAAGGGTTATTGTTGCAGATGAGGTAAACACTCCAACAGACAGCCTACTTTCTTTTAAGACAAAATTTGAGTTTACAGATAACGTTGTGGTGTATCCTCCAAAATCACAAACATTAGAGGGAACAGACCTATCTTTAGAGAACATGGTAATGGTCGTTCACCTATCAATAAATCATAAGGGAGTCTTGAGCAATCCCTTAACCATCAGAGATTTTGAAATTTGTTCAAGAACCAGTAACGAAACTATTCCAACGGAGATTGGAACAAAATACGGAACACCTATGTATACATACGTTAAAGATGCAGACACCTACAAATACAAAGAGTTTAACCCATTAGTTATTTATAAAAAGAATACTCCATACCTATACACAACATCAAGATCTGGAATTAGAATTGGAAATGTTTCTGTTGGAGAAAGGCAATATGGAGTAAAGGTTCCCATTAATGATTCAGAGGCTCAGGGATTTGAAGTTGCAGCAATACAGTTTTGGCAAAAATACGATTTTACCAAGTTTGCAAAAAATGGAATTTCTGTCATGGAGATAGAGCATAAAGGAGGGGTATACGAAGTTCTGGTAATGAAAGACCACTCTGAAAAAAGAGGTTTGATGAAGATAGTTGACAAAATAACTAAAGAAGAAATAACTGGTGTGTTGTATTATCAAAATGGGGTATACGTTAAGTATCCAATAATAAAACTTAACGAATGGAACTCTATAGCGATAACCTTCTTGAGTGCTCTTAGTTACGATCAATATTCTGGTGGAATAAATCTTTTGGCTGGAGTTACCTTTAACAACATTTCTTATTACAAGCCAAGCGGTTTGGGCAGACTAAGTAATCTATTTACAAGACCATGGATTAGAGTTTTGCGTAGCGATTCAAATCCTAGTGAAAACTTAAGGTGGAGTGACTGGTATTGGAAAAACGAACAAGACAGAATAACAAATTCTTGGAAGGAAGTTCTTGTTTTTGAAGAATCAATATCCTACATTAGCACACCAGAAGACATTCATAAGGCATACATGGGGACAAATAAGTCTATTGTTGGCGATGATCAAACATTTGGATTCTCAAACAAAGAATTCTTGGTAGTTAACGATGTTTCTTGGTCAAGAATTAGCGGAAAACCAGTATAGTCTGGTACAATAGTGTTCATGAGTAATAGAAAAAGACCAAAAGTTGGTAAATCAAAGGTAACAGTTATGAACGTTGGCGATGCACAGCGTGATCATTTTGGGTATGAGTGGGGTCTTTATTTCTGGAAAAAGCCAGACGGACACCTTTTTGGTGACGGAGAAGGAAGAATGCTTAACATTCCATCCGTCAAGGGTGACATTGGGCAGATAGCAAAGATCCGTGCTGAGGCAGCAGCCCACGGCGTTCCTGACGGTGAGCCTTGGTTTTATGCTGGTGCAAATCGTTCAACAGATGACGAGTACCAAGAGCAGTTGGATCGACTTGACCAAGGACTAATTCCATCTCTAAATGATATTGGTGCAGTGGCAGCAGCAAAGAAGTCCCTTGAAGTTTATGGAGATGTTGAATAATGCAAGAACTGTATATTGACGCTAAGATGGCAGATCAAATTATTGAGGATGAATGGGAAAACTCAGATCCTTTTGGAAAAAGTTGGGACAGCCTAATAGAACTTAATGGTTTAGAGAAAAATTTTAAGAGAAGGGTTGCTCGTACAGAAAAAGCAAACACCCTAATCAACAATGTTCCAAGATCAGCAGATGGACAAGTTAGTCCACAATATCTGTCAGAAGCAAAAGCAGTCGGCCAATCAGACTCAAAAGATGCAAATTCAAAAAGAATCAATCCTGGTCAGGTGTACCGTAATGGATATGGAATCTTTGATTTAATTACTCCTCCATATAACTTGTATGAACTTTCAGCATTCTACGACACATCCTTTGCAAATCACGCAGCAATTGACACAAAGGTGTCCAATAGCGTTGGCCTTGGGTATCACTTTGAAATGACAGCAGAAACGCTCATGCGCCTTGAATCAATTATTGATGAAAAGAGAAGGAATAACTCAAAGCGCAAAGTAGAAAGACTTAAGATGCAGTTGTCATCTTGGCTTGACTCTTGCAACGATGACGAAAGTGTCACCAAGGTACTTGAAAAAGTTGTCACCGATATGCAGGCTACTGGTAACGGATATATCGAAATAGGAAGAACGGTAGCAGGAGACATTGGGTATATTGGTCACATCCCTGCCACAACTATGAGAGTTCGTAGATTGCGTGATGGTTATATCCAGATTATCGCTGGAACAATCACATACTTCCGTAACTTTGGTGCAACAAACTCAAATCCAGTCACCACTGATCCACGACCAAACGAGATAATTCATCTAAAAGAATATTCTCCCCTTAATACTTTCTACGGTGTTCCAGACATTGTTGCAGCCATGACTTCCTTGCGTGGAGATCAGATGGCTCAACAATACAACATTGATTACTTTGAGAACAAGGCTGTTCCTCGTTACATAATTACAGTCAAGGGCGCTAAACTAACTCCTGAGGCAGAAGACAAATTGTTTAGATTCTTCCAGACAGGTCTTAAAGGACAAAGCCACAGAACACTTTACATTCCACTCCCTGGAGATCAAGAGGGTCAGAAGATTGAATTTGAAATGCATCCTATTGAAAATGGTGTGCAGGAGGCATCGTTTAATCAATACCGTCAGAGAAACAGGGATGACATTCTTATGGCACACCAAGTTCCCTTGTCTAAATTGGGTGGCGTAGATGCAGGGCTTGCTGCTGCAATGACTCAAGATAGAACATTCAGGGATCAAGTTGCCAAGCCATTACAAGAATATGTTGCAAAGGCTTTCAACAAGATTATCCGTGAAAAAACAGACATTGTTGAGTTTAACTTTAACGAGGTAAGCCTTACAGATGAGATTGCTCAATCACAGATCCTTGAAAGATATGTCAAGAACAAGATCATGGTTCCAAATGAGGCAAGAGAAAAGATTGGTTTGCCACAAATGGAAGGTGGAGACAAGCCAATGGAAATGACTCCAAGACAAGCAACTGATGCACGAGCGAACAACGCGCAGAACAGAAATCGTGACTCAGAAAGGTCTGCAAATCAGTCAGATGGACCAGCAGCAGTTAGTGGAAGAAACCCTAAAGGCGAAGGTCCAAAGACTTCATAACGTTTTGATAAAAAAAATAATGTATAATGGAAATGATATGGAACTAACTAAAGCGCATTGGTCTACAAAAGACAGTTCGATTCGTCTTTCTATGCCCATCAACAAAGTAGATAAAGAAAGAAGAGTTGTTACAGGGTTTGCCACCCTTGACAACCTTGATCGCCAAGGTGACGTTGTTCCTAAAGAGGCAAGCCTAAAGGCTTTTGAAGGTTTTCGTGGCAATATTCGTGAGATGCACCAGCCAATTGCGGTGGGTAAGGTTGTTTCATTTAAAGAAGATACATACTTTGATTCAGAATCAAGCAAGTTCTATAACGGAATCGTTGTTTCTGCTTATGTGAGCAAGGGCGCACAGGACACATGGGAAAAGGTTCTTGACGGAACGCTTACAGGATTTTCTATTGGTGGAGAAATTCATGACTCAGAAGATGTTTATGACGAGGATCTTGGTAAAAAATATCAGGTAATTAAGGAATACACTCTTAGCGAATTATCATTAGTTGATAATCCAGCAAATCAATTTGCAAATGTATTCAGCATTGAAAAGGGTGTTGCAACAGGTTATCTTACTAAGACAAGCACAGAGAATGTTTTTTGGTGCAGACAAGATGACATTATTCAAATGTCACATGAGGTCAGCAAGTCTTGTCCACAATGTGATAAAGGAATGAATAACATTGGCTTTGTTGAAAGTAATGATTTAGACAAGGCTTCCGTTATTAAAGGAATGGTAAAAGAAATTAAAAATAGTGAAATCCTACACAACATTGAAGAGGGATCTTACGTTAAATTTGATAAATCTTATGGTAGAGTTATGCAGATTGTTTTTAAGGGTGGGGCAAGACTTTCATCAGACGAAAACGCTATTATGGCGAAGTCAGATGATCCAGTTGTGATTATTAAAGAGTATTCACAAACAGACGGTATAATAGTACCAAACAATCGTCGCGTTATTAAAAATATTTCTTCACTAGAAAAAGTTAATGCGATTAGTAAATCAGAGGTAAAGGAGGTAAGCAAGATGGACTCAAATATTGTTGTTGTAGATGAGATTGAAAAATCTGCCGATGACGGCCAGATCAATCCAGAACCAACCACGCTTCCTGTTACAGAGGTTTCTGTTGAAGGTGCTGAGACAACCAAGGCTGAAGAGCCAGAAGTTGAAAAGGCAATTGAAATTGAAATTGAAGAAGATAAGGAAGACGAGGAAGATGAGGAAACCATGAAGATGGATTCTTCAAAAGAAGAAGAAGAGACTATGAAGGCAGATGCCCCTCACGCAGTTAGCGAAGAGGATGTTAATGCAACCACTAAGATGATTAGTGAAATTTCAGAAGGTCTTTCATCTGCTCTATCCACTCTTGCTGAGACAGTAAAGGCTCTTGATGCCAAGATTGAAGGCATTAACAAGTCAGTTGCTGGAATTAGCACAGAGGTAGAAGAGGTAAAAGATAAGTTTGGAAAGCGTGTAGATGCTGTGGAAAAGGACACCGCTTTCCGTAAGTCTGCTGATCTTGGCGAGATCTTGCAGGAAGAACCAGTAATAATGGAGAAGGCAACTTCTTCATGGGGCGGTCGTTTCCTCACAAATGCCGACCTATTTAATTAATAAAAGAAATCACAGGAGGTGAAAGTAAAATGGCAGAAGATATTTTAAAGAATCAGCCTTCCGAGGCAAGCGAGTACGGCGATCCAAATCCTGGTCTATATCAGGGACAGGGCGCAGTAGCAAACCTTGGAATCGGAGGTACTGATGCAGTAGTTGATGGAGATGCTTACGGTAACGCAGGCAACATCCCCAACGCACTCATGGGTTCTACAGATGGACCAAACGCAGTTAATCCAACTGGTGCTCCTGGTGGAATCCTAAATCCTGAGCAATCCCGTCGTTTTATCGACTATGTTTGGGATGCAACAGTTCTCGCCCAAGACGGACGTAGAGTTACAATGCGTGCAAACACAATTGAACTCGAAAAGGTCAACGTTGGAGAGCGTGTAATTCGCGCTGCTTCACAGGCTCTTGGTGAGTACCAGAATGCTGGTGCAACATTCACTAAGGTTGAACTTACAACAAAGAAGATCCGTTTGGATTGGGAAGTTGCAACTGAAGCACTTGAAGATAACATTGAAGGATCAGCACTTGAGGATCACCTAGTACGTTTGATGACAAACGCATTTGGTAACGACCTTGAGGATCTTGCTATTAACGGCAACGGAGGTGTAGATCCATTCCTAGGAATCATGAACGGTTTCGTAAATCAGGTTAAGACAGGTGGCGATGCTCATGAAGCAGTCGTTGATGTTGAACTTGGTTGGACACCACAGGTCATGCAGGAACTCATCTACGCAATGCCACGCAAGTATCGTGCAATCAAGTCAGGACTCAAGTTCTACGCAGGAACAGACGTTTTTGCAGGAATCGTTGAGAAGAACGGAACACTTGCTGACGCAATCGCAGAAGCATTCGCTGGTCAGCCAGCGGGTACACCTGCAAATCGTCAGGATTACCTAAACGGAAATGGACAGACATTCGGTGGTGCTCGCACTACTCGTGTTCTTGGCATTGATGTTCAGGAAGTTCCTTACTACCCAGCAGATTATGTTGATCTAACATTCCCACAGAACCGTGTATGGGGATTCCAGCGCGACATCACTGTAAACCGTGAGTACAAGCCAAAGAAGGACACAATTGAATACACAGTATTCGTCCGTTTTGGTCTTACATGGGAAGAACTAGATGCGGTAGCATTTGCTGACGTAACTGGTCAAACATCCTAATAACGGAAAATAGTTAGTCTATGGGGGGAGAGCCTAAAAACTCTCCCCCTTTGGCATATTCTGATATAATTGATTTAAAGGGAAAGGTATTAACTATGAGCGATTCAAATATTATTTCAGACTCAGCAACAGATGCAAAGCCTGTTGCAAAGAAGTCTGTTGCAAAAAAGACCACTGCAACTAAAAAGGTTGCTGAACAAGCACCAGTTGTAGCAGAGAGTGTTAACATTGAAGAGGCAACAGTAAGCAATGATGACGGTCAACAGGTAATTACAGGACCAAAGAAGCCAAGGCCACCAAGAAAGTCAAATACAAGAAGTAATGATGATGGCGTTGTTTCTTCAAATGCCGCAGATGCAGCATTAAGGAAAAAGGTAGAGGTTGAAGTTGAAGAGCCAAAGAAGCAAGAAGCAGAAAAGGTTGCTCTTTGGTCAGCAAGAAATCTACGCTGGACTGGCGTTGGATCTCTTACTACAGGATATAACATTGTTAAAGAGGAGGCTGTCGAAAAATGGCTAAGTAGGCAAGGTGTGCGTAAAGCATCCCCTGAGGAAGTAGCCACATATTACGGCAAATAAATAAATGGAAATTACGAGATTACAACCATTTCCGCTAGTATTTAGTCAAACAGGATTTGACACCAACACAGACTATGTGTTAGCAATCCTTGACGATCATGCTAGTGATTTATCAGAAATTGCAATAACAAGTGATTCGGATGGAGTTCTCTCAACACAACTTCCAAATTATTTCTCTCGTTATGACGATGAATATCGTGGAGAAATTTACATCAAAGATGGCGAAAACGAAGATGGTAGCGCAATTCGTGGTGACTTGGTGTGGATTGACACTATAACAATTATGCGTCCATACTTAGATACAAGTTTAATTGCTGATACCGCAGAAGATGTTGCTAACGCAAAGATGTATGAGGCCATTGCGCGATCAATTATCAACTCTATTACTGGTGGATTTACATACAAGAGAGAAGCAGTGGAAACTGTTGGGATGGGAAATGATTATCTTTCCATACCATTTGGATTAAATAAAATTGTTCGTGTTTACGAAAACGATGTTTTGGTATATGACACAGACCCAGTAGACCCAGAAACTTGGAGTAATGTCAGAGACTACTATATTACGCCAGATAAAGCCTCTATAAGCGTAGTAATCCCAGGATCTACAGGATATAACCGACTACAATCTCGTGCCCCCTACAGGATCAAGGGGTCTTCCGACTCATTCACCCTATACAATACAAACGACTCCCCAAACTATGCAGAAGCAGTGTCCTATGATACAAAGATGTTTACTGATGGCGCTGGAGGATCTCCAATGTTTCCCTCAAACTGGGACTACACCGTAATTGTTGAAGCAGGTTGGCCAGTAATCCCTCAGGATATCAAGCAGGCCACACAATTAATCATTAATGATTTGAAGTGCAACAACATTCCTTATATTAATTCATACATTAAGGATTACAAGAGCGATCAATTTAACCTAACATTCGATGACAGGGTATTTAAAGATACTGGAAACCGTATCGCAGACAAGATTCTTTCTGCTTACGTTAGGCCAATTTATCGCTTAGGTGTGATTTAAGTGGGCATGTTTGACAATAATTCTTGCAACAGCCTATTCTTTCAAATGAAGTGCGATATTTATTATGCTTCAGAGACTCAGGATAAGTATGGAAAAATGGATAAACATTGGGAATATGCTTTGGCTCAAGATTGTTCGTTTTATACTACAGCAGACGTAAGCAATGAAAACAACTTCACTTTTGATGATTCAAAGTTTTATCGTTTAGAAACAATGCTTTACGGAAGATTTAAAACAGATCCTCGTAAAGGAACAGATGGAATCTATCATCCCATGTCACACATATTGGTTACAAATATTAGATCTGGGACATGTAACGATGAAGTTTTCTTTATTGAAACAAATGGAGATTATGAAGGAAAGCCAACGATATATGAAATTAAAACTTGTCAACCCTTTATTGGTCCTTTTAACACAATAGAGTACTATAAGATACAGTTAGAAAGATCTGACATTCAGGAGTTGAATGATCTTGATATCGGTTAGGATTAATAGCACAGGATTTTCAAAAAAGATAGAGGACTCTATAGATTATTCCAGAGGATTCCTTCAGGGTGTAAACATGGAAAAGATTACTTTTATGAGATTTCTCGCTGGGTACACAAGGGAAGCATTATATAAATACATTGATTCAAGATCAAGAGCAAACCCTAATGCACTTCACCATGTGTACGAACCTAATCAGGTGGGAAATTCAGAAGCAAGGCTTTACAAGTTTGAAATCATCCCTACGTTAACAAAAATTACTTTTATTGGAGAGTTTCTACCTTCATCTGTTCCATCAGAAAACAGCAGAGAGGCTTTTGTTAATAAAGCGTCAATCATGGAAAATGGAATAGCAATAACAATTACCCCCAAAAACTCAGATGTTCTTGTTTTTGAAAATGATGGAGAACTTGTTTTTACCAGAAACGCAATCACAATTGATCATCCAGGTGGAGATGCTGTGGCTGGGTCATTTGGTGAGGTGGTAGATCAGTTTTTTACACAATACTTAACTAACGCACTACTGAGGCCATTGTTCAAAGATTTGTCCACGGCAGATGAATTCGTAAAATCTTTTAGCACAGGAACAAGAGCCGCAGGAGTAAGAGCAGGAAGAAAATACTTAGAAGTTTCAGGAGTTGATTTTGAATGAGTTTCTCACAATTTACATTACCAGTTTTAACAATTAATGGATATCTTTGGGATACCATGAAAAGTATCGACCCAACACTTGGTCAGACAAAAAATTATGGAAACAAAGTACCTTTCTTCCCAATGAGCGATTCTGCTAGTGGAGTAAAGGCTTGGGAAAGCAAGCCATATATAATTTATGACCGTATGTTAAAGATGACGGGATCTCCTTTTCCATATATTAAGAAAGAACATATACTGTATGCCCTAAAGGGCAAGGAGCAGCAGACTCTTGAATGGGGAATGGCTCTGCAATATATCTTAGATCGTCAAGATGATTCTGCTCAAGACATCAATGACTGGAATCGTTCTCAAAGTTCTCCTTCTGGAGTATACTTTCATTCTACTAGATTATTGCAGTCAGGTGGATCATTGTCAAGAGACTTTTCAACTAGACCTTTTTACATCACTGAATTTATTATTGAAGCAGAATATCACTTAACAGATCTTGTTTAATCAATCTCTTCATAAATGGCAGGTATAATTGTGAATGAGGAAACGCCCCTAATATTTCAAAAGAAAAAAGAGGTGAATAAATATGGCTTATAATCGTGGTGATTCAAAGCAGATTATTGTAGGTGCAGCAGCAATGTTCGTTTCTACAACTGCCGAATTCGATCCAACAAATACAAGTCCCGCTCTACCAGATTTCGTTGCTGGCACATCATACCGTGAGACCCTTTCAGGTTCAGCAGTAGTTCGTAACGTAGGGTACACAATGAACGGATTGGAACTAGCGTTCCAGCCTGATTTCGGTGAGGTACAGGTAGATCAGTTGCTTGACGTTGCAAAATTGTACAAGCAGGGAATGACAGTAAATATGAATACTGCTTTCGCTGAGGCTACACTAGAGAACCTTCTTGTAGCCATTGCTGCTCCATCAAACTCCTTGGCTAAGGACGTTAAGATGGACAACCCACTCGAAACAGGAACAACCAACTTCGCTGACGTTATGGAACTAAAGTCAGGTGAACTTGGTGAATGCCCAGTAGAACGTGGTTTGATTGCAATTGGACCAGGCACAGGTGACTGTGCAGCAGGTTCTTCAATTGAAAGAATCTATGTTGCTTACCGTGCGCTCTCAATTGAGAACGTTACAGTATCTGCAAAGCGCGACGAGGCTTCAATGTTTGAAGTTTCATTCCGCTTGCTTCCAGCAAACAACGGCTCATACGGAAAGATCGTTGACCGTCTAGTTCCATCTTCATGATAGAACTTAAAACTTAATAGGGGATTGCCTCGTCGCACTTGCGGCGGGGCTTTTCTCATGATATAATTTAGCATCAAACCTAGAAGGGGTAAAAATGGCTACATCAGTTTATGAAACGTCAGAACTAGAACTTATGGACGGAACAGTCATTAAGATGCGTCCACTAAAGATCTCGCTATTAAGAGAATTTATGAAGAAATTCGACACAGTTGTAGAAGTTGCAAACAACAACGTAGATTCTATGGATATTTTAGTTGCATGTGCAATGATTGCGATGAAGCAATACAACGAGGCTTACGCAGAAGACAGAGAAAAGTTTGAAGATGCTGCTGACATTAAGATGGTATACAAGATCATTGAAATTGCCTCAGGCATCAAACTGGACTCTGAGGGAAACGATCTGACGGCGGTATAACTTGGGCAGAGTTAGAACTTGCCGAAATAGAATCTGAAGTATTCTTATTGGGTAATTGGAAAGATTATGAAGACCTTGAAGAAAATTTATCAATGCCAGAACTTACTTCAACACTAACTGCCTTAAGAGAGTCAAAACATAGAGATCAAAAATTTTTTGCTGCCATCCAAGGCATAGATCTTGACAAAAACTCCAACACAGGCGGTGGACAAAAAGAGTGGGAAGATCTAAAGTCTCGCGTATTCAGTAGCGGTCAGGCATCTGATTCAGACGACATTCTTTCTTTGCAAGGTCAAAATGCAGCAAAAGCAGGATTTGGAATCGGTGCTGGTTTAGAATATACAGACCTAAAAGGAGAACAGCCTAAAAATCCGTTCGGCTGATGATATAATGGGTTTGGTGACTATTAATGGCAGATGTTAATGCAAATATCAATGTAAACATAAACTCTTCTGCTGCTCTTGCTGGATTAAAAAGACTTGAACAACAAATTGAGTCTTTTCAGAGATCAGTAACAGGCAGCAACGCTGCCGCTGCCGCACAACAAACTTCTTTAAATCGCGCACTTATACAAGGTATAAACAACACTGGATTGTTTACTGCAAAGCAAATCTCTGCTGTTGACTCCGTGGGCAAGTTTACAAACTCCCTTGAAAAGAATAAGTTAAGTCTTGGAGAATACACAAGGTTTGCTGGATCTCAACTGCCTGGATTGAGCAAGGTATTTAAAAAAGAATTTGACACAATGCAGGCTGTCGCAGTAGACAGAGTTAAGTCAATCAATACTCAATACTTGGCACTTGGAAGAACCGTAGATGGAGTAACTTCTGCAATTAAGTCAACTCCTACAGGACTTTCAAAAGGATATGCAACTAATCTGGCTGTCACTACAGCGCGTCAACAGATGTTTAATAAGTTAATTGATGATGGATCAACAAAACTTCTTAACTGGGGAAAGAATACTCAGTGGGCTGGTCGCCAGTTGATGGTTGGGCTAAGCCTTCCTCTTGCTGCTTTTGGTGCAGCCGCTTCTGCTGCGTTTATGGAATTAGATAAGGCTACGGTCCAACTAAAGAGAGTTTATGGAGATCTAGACACCACTACCGCAGAAGTTGAAAGAAATACTGAGGCGGTAAAGGTTCTTGGATCTGAATACACTAAGTATGGAATTTCTGTAGCAGAAACCATTGGAATTTCTGCTCGTGCTGCTGCTACTGGTGCAACTAACGAAACTCTTATGACTGCCACAGAGCAAACTCTTAGATTTGCAACTCTTGGACAGATTGACTACAACCAAGCACTTGATACCACAATCTCTTTACAAACCGCATTTGGAATTACCAATGAGGAATTGGCATCAAAGATTGACTTCTTAAACGCGGTTGAAAACCAAACTATTCTCACCATTGAAGATATGTCTATGGCTATTCCACGAGTTGCTACCGTTGTAAGGGGTCTTGGTGGTGACGTAGAAGATTTAGCAGTAATGATGACCGCAATGCGCGAAGGAGGCGTAACAGCGGAAAATGCTGCAAACGGACTCAAGTCTGGTCTAGCATCTTTGATTAACCCAACAAAAAGAGCCAGAGAGCAAATGGCAAAGATGGGCCTTGACATGCAGGGCATCATCAATGCAAACAAAGGTGATTTAATGGGGCTGATCAACGAATTTGGATCAGCAATTAATGGATTAGATGATTTTAGTCGTCAGCAAACGTTAGAGCAGGTTTTTGGTAAGTACCAGTTTGCAAGAATGTCTGCTTTGTTTACTAACATTACTAAAAGTAGTGGGCAGGCAGCAAGAGCCATGGACTTGGCAGCAATGTCTGCTGAAGATTTGGGGAGGATAGCAGAAGGAGAACTTTCTGTAATCTCTGAGTCTACAACTGTAAAGTTTCAGGCAGCATTTGAACAATTAAAGTTAACCATTGCTCCTATTGGAGAAGCATTCCTTAAGGTTGCAACTCCAGCAATAGAAATGGTTACAAAAATTGCCAACGCTTTTAATGAATTGCCAGAACCAATTAAAAATGCTATTGGCATGGCAACAATTGCCATTGCAGGAATTGGACCAGTACTTCTTATGGGCATTGGTCTTATGGGTAACCTTATTGCAAACGTTATAAAAGGAATTCAGCAGTTTAGAAAGTTGGGCGCTAGAATAAGAGGAGATTCCTCAGCATTCCAATACATGGCTAAAGCAGAACTTGAAGCCCTTGCAGCAACAGAAGCGCTTGAAGCAAATACAATGAGCCTTACTGGAAAACTTCAATTGCAGGCTGGTGCTGTGCGAGCACTGAGCACAGAGTATCAAAGATTTGCAGGGGCAGCAGGAATAGCGTCAGGAGCCATGGGAGCCTTCCCAGCAGGCCGTGGAGCAGCGGGAAGCAAGGGAAAGCCACGCCTCAAAATGGCTCGTGGAGGGGTTGTTCCTGGAACTGGTTCTGGGGATACGGTTCCAGCACTACTTGAGCCTGGAGAAACTGTCTTAACTAAGGCTGCTAGCAAGCAATATGCTCCAATCATTGCCGCAATGAATGCTGGAACTATCAAAGGATTTCAAGAAGGATTAAGCCCACAGTCTTCAAGAGAGTCTTTAGTCTTTGCCCATGCTCAGGCTCCAAAAGATTTGGCTGATGACATTGT